GGGGAGCGAGGGCCGCGCCCGCCATGCGATTGTGGTGACTGGACTCGACCCCGACACGGACCAAATATACTTGCTCGACATCTGGGCGCAATCCATGCCCTACGACGACCTCACCAAACATATCTACTCAATGTGTGAGCGGTGGAAGCTGACCGAGTTCTGGCTCGAAACCGTCGCCGCCCAGAAATACCTAAAGTATCATCTGGAGTATCGCAACAAGATCGAGAACCGTAACTTGAGGTGCCGCGAACTCAAGACCGATCGGGGCAAGCATGGCAAGTGGACCCGGATCGACGCGCTCTCCCCTCTCTTCGAGCAGGGGAAAGTATTCATCCGCCGCGATCAATCCGCCTTTATCACCGAATACACCCGCTACTCGCATAGCGCGCGGCAGGTGGTGGACGTGCTGGACGCCTTCTCGTACGCGCCCCAAACCTGGTCAAATTATCGGTTCAAGGAAATCGCGGCGATGAAAGAGGAGCGCAAGAACCGGATGGGCAAACGATCGAGAGCGACGGGGTATTGATGCCCTGCATCGTCTGCGCCCTTCATGGCGACCACGAACTCGACGGTCAACATTATTGCTGCACTCATTTTGATGAATTGATTGCCCACTCAGGAAATGTTAAGCTGGACCTCGTTCGACTAACGAAACTCGTGGAGCGTGCGTATGACAGCCAGAATCTCCAGAATCATCTCCATCACAATCTTTGCATCGCTGATTTTCTACCTCACCCTCGGCAACCCGTTCAAACTCTGGGCGCAGGCAACAACCGGCTTCACAAAAATCGGAACCGTCGCGGCAGGCGGCACGAATAGTTTCACCACCCCGACTCTCATCGATGGCACCTCGGTCAACTTCGAAGTCACCGCCGTCAACGCAGCCGGCGAATCGGTCGCCTCGGCAATCGTCAGCGCGGTCGTTCCGGCAACCGGCACCCATACCGCCACGATCAGTTGGACCCCGGCGGCAACGGGCAGCGCAGCCACCAGCTTCAACATCTACGATCAAGTTGTGACAATCCCAAACCAACCGGGTGCGGTCACAGTAACAATTAACTAATTGAGCCGGATCGCACCTTATGGCAGAAGACTTCCAACTCGTCGATTGTAATCTCGGCAAGGACACCGACGCCGAGATGACGTTATTTGTGGACGGTCAGATTGAGTTCTTAACCCAATCTCATTCTGACCTCCATAAAAACAAGATTCCCCAGTGGCGCAAACTCTATCTTGGCATCCCTGGCGAGGAAACGAAGTCCTTCCCGTGGCCGAATGCTGCCAACACCATCGTCCAGGTTATCGGCGAGACAACCGACACCCTCGCGGCCAGAATACTAGGGCTGGCATATGCAACTCATCCGTTGTGGCCCTTCCAAGACTACCGAAAGTTCGACCCCGCCGACACCCTGAACTTTGAACACGCCTCGAAGGAACGCCGGACGCTCGAAGACTTCCTAGACATCATGGGATTCGAACCCTCTGAACTCGACCTCTACCGCATCGAGGGGCTGTGGTGTACGGATATGATTCGGCTTGGGACGAGTTTCCTCAAGCTAGGGTATGAGCATAAGATCGAAACAACAAACGTCGGCTACACCTCGGCAAGATCGAAGGTGATCCAAGGTGATGAAACAACTATCTATTCAGGGCCTCGGGTGCATAAGCTGCGGCATGAAGACGTTTTCCTTACGCCTGATGCGTCTACACCGGGGGAAGCGGAGTTTGTATTTCAAGTGCGTACGCTGCGCCGGAAAGCGCTTGAAGAACGAGCCTTCACTGGAGCCTACAGCAAAGCCGCCGTCGATGCCATCCTCGACTCCCCCGACCGAAACGGCCCGAAGCCTCAGGAGAAATCAGAACTCCAAGACCAAGGAATCGTAGAACGGGGTAACTACGATGCCAATGCCCAATGGGACATCGCCGAGTGCTACTATTCGTGGTGGCACAACAAACGAAAGTTTCGTATCATTGACTCCTACCACAAGCGCACCAAGACGGTCTTGCGGAGGGTATTCAACTTCCTCCCTCAGAATGAACTGCCCATTCTGCGGGCAAGGATGGGGTATCGAACGGACGGGATGTACGGGCATGGTGTTGCAGAGTTGTTGGAACGATATCAAGAAGAACTCTCAACGGTCCACAATCAACGCCTCGACAACGCGACCGCAGCGAACACTCGCGCTCTACGTGTTAGTCCGCGCGCTCGAAACCTTGACGCTAATGTCGAACTATATCCGATGGCTCTCCTCGTGGGTGAGAAGGATGACATCGAGGCGATCCAGATCGCGGACGTATACCCCTCATCGTTCGAGAACGAGAATGTCACTCTAGCTCACGCACAGTCGCGGGCGGGCATCAGCCCGGCGATAGCTGGCAGCGGGGGCGGGGGGCCACAGAAAAAGACGGGATCGTATTCGAGCGCCGGCACCCTCGCCACGATGCAAGAGTCCAACAGCCGGGTCAACCTCGACGCATCGGACTTCCGCCACGCTCATGTCAAGCTCGGCTCGTTGCTCACGGCGATGTACGCCAAGTACGGAGTCGGCGACCGCGCCAAAATGTTCGGCCTCGACGCGGATATCCTCAAGTCCGCGCTGAAGGAGTTCGACAAGAATCGTCTCGCCATCCCGATCCGCGCCAGCACCGCCTCGCTCAATCGGGAGATGGATAAGCAATCTGACATGCTCTTGGCGGGATTGCTCCAACGCCACTACACCGCCGTTGGCCAGCTCATGCAAGCCATGTCCTCGCCAATGATCCAACCCGAAGTCAAAGACTACATGGTCAAGACCGTCCGATCATTAGACCGATTTATCAAACGGGTGATGAAGGATTTCCAATATGACCAACCAGAACAATACGTCCCCGAGCCAAAACTCCCAGACTTCTCAGAAGGTCAAGGTGGAAAAAATCCGCCGTCTCCTCCGGGAGGGCAAATGGCCCCCTCCCCTTCATCCATTCAATCAACTGCTGCGGCTACCCCCGGTCGAGGTCCAGCAAATGTTCCTGCTCCCGGCGTGGCGGGCGTGGGAGGCGGGACTCCGCCGCCTGTTGGAACTGGCGGAGGCGGACCTCAAGTATGAGACGCTTGAGCGAAAGAAAATTGACACTGATGTGGTCTATCAGTTACGCTCCTTAATCAGCGGGTACAGGACACTATTAGCCGTACCCGAGGAGGTAGACACGTATGGCTTGGCCCTTCAAGCAGAAAGCGGAGGAACCGCAGATGGCAAACGAACCGACGAATCCCGAGAAGACCCCCGACACGACGTCGACGAAATCGATCGCCGAGATAATCAGCGAATCGCTTCAACCGTTCAGCGCAAAGTTCGACAAAATACAACAGGATATTGACGAAATTCGCACTCCCAAACCACCCGTCCGCACCGTCTCGCAAGAGCGTGTGAGCGTGCTGGACGACGAAGATGCTGCCTTCAACCAACGCATGACTCCGATTCTCCAATCCCAGCTTGAGCTAGAGGCGCGCTACAACCGCGACCAAGTCAAGGCCGAATATGTCGAAGCCGGTTTTGGAGATTTCTGGCGCGAGAACGAGAAGCGGATCAATGACAAACTTAGCACCTCTCCTCTCGTCCAGCCGGACGGGAATGGCGGAGTCCTCAAGCTCCGGGGCGATGAGCAATACATCCGCAACGTCGTCAACATGTTCATGGGCGAGGCGGCGAGGGCGGGCGGAGTTAAGTTTGATGGTGCCAAGAAAACATTCTTCCTCGAAGGTGCAAACGGAGGAGAGAGCGCTGCTGGTTCGCGTGCTGCCGAAACGGAAGGCTTGACAGCCAAGCAGGTGAAACTCGCGCAGCGTCTCGGCATACCGATGGATGCAATGAAAAAAACTGTTTCGAAACTTGAATTTGTAAGCTAGGAGTCAACATGGCAACCGAACAAGATCGCGCCAACCTCACCGGAGTCCGTGGCAAGCAGGCTGCCAAGATGTCCCACGACGAAGCCAAGGACTATATCAAGGGTTCCGCGAAGATGGACAAGGATTACCAAGGCACCGCCGAGGAGACTGCCGGAGTAGCGAAGAAGCAACAAACTCAGGAAATCCTCGGCTCCTTCAAAAAGGGTGGCAAGGTAATGAAGACCGGAGCTTATAAACTCCATAAGGGCGAGACAGTCGTCCCGAACAAGATGATGGCCCACGGTAAAAACTCCAACATGATTCGCAAAGGCTCGGCGGCCATGGCTGAGTGGGATAAGGATGGCAACTAATGCCCAATAAAAAGCCAATGACATCCATGACGATCGAACCGATGCCCTCCAAGCCGAAGACATTCACCGACCGTAACCTCGAACGTGGCTACGGCGAGGGCGGTGCGAACAACGTCTCCACATCAAACGCAAAGCCTGGAGGTTCGATATCACCAATTCAACGTACCTCTTCGATCAAGCGCACGAAGCCGATGGGGAGGGCATGATGGCCGACATCGCCTACTGCCGCCCTTCCCTCGAATCCGCCCTCCTCGCCCACGTCGATAAAATCCTCTACGAAGCGGTGTTTAATGGATTCTACGGGGAGATCACCCTCTCTTTCAAAGCCGGCAAGGTGGTGTTGATCAGGCGGAACGAAACATTGCTGCCGGGCGCCGAATCGACGGTCACAGAATAAATTTGCATCCCCCTTAAAAAGTGTGTTAGATTTTGCAAGTAGACATTCCGCACCCTTCCTCCCCAGAGACAAACTCACCGGGTTGAAGCGATCTCAAGGATAACGAGATGGCTTTAACGAATCAAACATCACGGGACATTAGCGCGAATATCAATGCTGGCAATGTTAATGATAACATTGTCGTGGATACGCAAACGCGCGTCCGCAAGTTATCTCCCGAGGCGGCGATCCTGTTCGACAAGTCGATCGTAGCCCGGCCCCTGAACTCTCCCGAAGTTTGCAGCATCCATGTCAAGAACACTGAATATTATTATCGCTGGGTAGCCGCTCAAGCTCTCGGCGGGCAAGTTTACATGTCCCGCAAAGCGATGGGCTTCACCAACGCCACCTCGGATGATGTCGAAATCCTGGTCGGGGATGCGGTCTGCGACAAAGGCGAAATCCGCGCCGGCGACCTGATCCTGATGAAGCTGCCCTTTCCGAAGTGGGCCGCTCATGTCAAGTCAAACATGCAACGCGCCAACATGCTCGGCAACATGCGAGGAGTCTTCCAAAAGGGCGGCTCAACCGATGTCATGAGCGACGAGAAGGCCACGCGCGCTTCGGTCAATAACGAACCCTTCGATCGCAGCAAGCTCCAGCACTTCATCCCGGACAACCCGGACGCAATTATCAACGATTCCATCGAATCAGGGCGCGTCGAAAAAACCCGCGCCGTTATGCAAGAACGTCAAAAAGAGAGGTAACACAAAATGTCGATTTCAGCTCAACCAATCGTGCCGGTGCAGACAATCTCTGGCAATCAGTTCAACGCCAACCGCTACACCGAAGAGGCGTCGATCACAGCCCTCTACGGCACCCCCACTCAGATCGCATCGGGCGATGGTGGATGGCAGGCGTGGGCTGGAACCGCCGCGACCAACTCCGGCACCTTTATCAGCGGTATCACTTACGAGGCGTTCCACAATTACGGCGCCCTCGGCGTGGCCCCCCTACCTTATCAACCAGTCGTATCGGTTGGCTCCACGATCACTTTCGGCAGCGTCCAAAATCAAGCGAGCGCGGTCAACATCCCGATGGGCGCGCCCTTCACGGATGGCCGGATCGGCGTCTGGCTCCCGACCCGTGACACGGTTTTCAGCGCGGTCTTCGGGAATAACGGCAACACCGCCACTCCCGCGATCACCGACATCGGCCTCAACTATGGCCTGACGATCGATTCGAACTCGAAATACTGGTATATCGACAAGAATAAAACGAGTACAAATGCGGTCGTAACGATTGTGGGACTGGACCCACGTGAAACACCCGCCGCAGGAACAAATGTCTTGTTTACCTTTATTCCTGCTGCCGTCACTGTCGCTGGAGCATAAAGTGATTGATGAGTCAAAAATAACGCCTGAATGGCTCGCTGGGTTCTTTGATGGCGAAGGTTGTGTCTGCTTGCAAATGAGCAGGAACGCAATGCACCTTCGCATCAATATCACCCAAGCTGATGAGGAACTTCTCAAAGCCATTGAGATCAAATACGGTGCCAGCTACATGTACCCGAAGCCGCGTAAGAATCAAGATGGTCAGGTGTATGAGGTAGGTTGGACAGGCCGTAATTGCAAGGCGATTATTGAAGTATTGGATGGTCGAGTCGTAAAGAAACAATCTCAAATTGATTTGGCTCTTCAGTTTTTAGCAACGATGGTCGGGCAGGGTAATCGACTGACTGACGAACAAGTTTCTGAACGTGAATCTCTTAGACAGCAAATGCGTGACTTGAATCATGCAGGACCGTTCAAGCCTCGACCATATATTGCTGAGTCAAAAGGAGTTACGATATGATGGTACGCGGGACATTCGCCCAGACATTAGCACCGGGCGTCCACCATTGGTTCGTGGAATTTTTGGACCTCCAGATGCGGAAGGAGGAGTACTCGACGATCTTCAACATTGAGAACTCCACCCAGGCATACGAGGACGAAGTGGTCATGGCAGGGACCGGGCCGATGCCCGAGAAGCCCGAAGCCAGCCAGGTGATATACGATGACCTGGTACAGGGCGGAACCCGCCGGTACGTCCACCTCAGCTACGCGCTCGGCTCCCGCGCCTCGTGGGAACTGATCGAGGACGACCAGTATGGA